CTGGTCCGCGCCGCCGTGCACCTTCGACACGGTGGCCTGCAGCCGCGTGTACGCCGCCTCGGACAGCGCATTGGGTGCGGAGATCATCAGCGACGGGCGGGCGCCACGCTTCCACCAGGATTCGATCGCCCGGCGCGACGCGTCCTCGTTGTACAGCGTCGTGCGCAGCGGCTCGATCCGTGACAGGCCGCGCATCAGGTTGTCCGGGTTGTACCGCAGGAACGGCACCACATCGTCCTCGGGCACCTTCAGCAGGCCAGCGGCCGGCACGCCGAGGGAGAAGATGTACTGCGTGTTCGTCGAGTAGCCCTCTCGGGCCTGCTCCTCCGGTGTGAGGCGCTTGACGATCGTCCGCGACGGGTGCATCGGGTACAGGGCCCCGACCCGCCGGCTGCCCGGGACACGGATCTTCAACCAGAACGCCTCGCCGTAAATCTCGTAGGTGGAGAACGTCCACCGCCAGAACGCGAACCGCGACATGAACGGGCACGGGTCGCGCCACAGCTTCGCGAACGGCGACGTCGTGTCCAGCACCTTCTCGCCCGACCCCGACGTGTCCCATGCCCGGAACTGCAGCCGGGCCGCCGAGTTCGCCACCTTGTCCACCACGGTCGCCACCCACGGCTGACCCCGGTACATCTGCCCGTAAAGGGCGAACTGGTTGAGCAGGGGAATGCCCTGGTCGGCGTAGAAGTAGCCGGTGGCGGACGCGATCGGCGCAACCTCGCCGAGTGCCTGCGGCGCGAAGTTCAGCGCCTGCCCGTCCGCGAGGATCATGCGAGCCGCTGCATGTAGGAGACGTTCTCGCGCTGCAGCCACAGCCCGGCGCCGTCCAGCTGGACCCGCGTCTTCTCCGTCACCGCGTAGGCGTCGATGAACAGCAGGTTCCGCTCGTCCCACTCGTCGAGGAGCCCGTCGAACGTCTCCCCCGTCTTCAGGGTGACCACGAACCGTTCACGGATCAGCGACTTCAGGAGTCGGTCACGGCGCATCGTCGGCTCCTTCGGATCGTCGTTCGCGGGTGTAACGTGCGCGGCGTGGACGAGTTGACGAAAGCCACGCGCGGAGAGCGTTGACCATGGACAGGGCCTACTACGACCGTCGGGTCGTCATTGGATGTCGTTACGCGGAACGGCATCTATTGCCGCTGATGTCGCGCCTGTATGAGATCCGGTCGGCGGGTTACCTGGACTCGGACATGGAATGGGCTATCCCTCGTGAGCATGCCGTCGAGGCGCAACTGAGCCAGCCGGGGAACCTGCTCTACGGGATTCCCATCGTCGTTGACGACGGCCTAGCCGAACCGATGATTCGCGTCATCGACCCGTTCCGTTACAGCACCAATACATCCCTGCGGTCGTAGATCGATTCGGTGGCCTTCGGGGCACCGCGCAGCCGCCACGCGTCCACCGCCATCGCCGCAGCCGGGACCGCGTCGATCCGGTTCCCCGTCGAGCCGCGTTCAGGCTTGTCCGGGCGGATCAACTCCGGGTCATACGGGGCACGCCGCACCTCGACGTTGTCGAAACACCACGCCGCGACCGGGTTGTTGTGATGGCAAAACCGTTCCTGCTTCACCAGGCCCATCAGTTCGACCATGCCCGGCGTCATGCCCTTGTAGCCCTGCTCGACCATCACCAGCGCCTCGTCCACTTCGAGCGACGTGCGCGCCGCTATCTCTTGGATCACCGGTGCCATCGACCAGCGGTCCGCACCGCCGGCCTTGATCGCGAAGTGCTCCGCGTCGGCGCCGATGTCGGCGTACACCTGCTGGTAGTCGATGACGTCACCGTCGGTGACGGTGATCCATCCCTGCTTCACCCACTGCGACACGTGACCGGAGTTGCGCCGGTCCAGTTCGGCGAGCGCGCCTTCCGGCAGCCAGAACCGCCACAGCACGTCGCACGCCTCATCAGAGAACGGCACCACCAGGCACCATGCGGTCAGGTCGAACTTCGCCGCCAGGTCCAAGCCGCAGTACGCGACCCGGCCCTTCAACTCCGCACGCCGCTGATCCGGGGTGAGCCACGGCTCACCCGAGCTCGCGCCGTACAGGTGCATCGGCATCCAGCACCGATGTCGGCGTACACCT